ATGAAGTTATTTCAATAATTAAAAAAGCAAATCAAAACGTAAACAGATTATTTAGAAACAGAGCAAAGAGAGATTATAAAAGATGATAGATCAATTACCTAAAATACCTGATGATGGTTACATCCCACCTAAAGAAGGTGTTGAGCAAGTTGCAGAACAAATAACACTCAACGACCTGCCACCGCCAGGCGCGATCTTACAACGTAAGTTGACTGAAAGAGAGATAATAGCTTTAAAAGGTTTTGGGAATGACGGATTAAAATTATTAAATGAAATAGCTAAAGACATGCTACCTGGTATTGGTGAAGCAAGAGCAATGGCATATGCAGAAGATGAGATAAGATTACTAAACAAAGCAGTAGAGGAAAGAGATGTGCCAGGAACTATTGTTCATGGTATTGGTGTGCCTTTGATGTCTGCTGGTACTTTGCCGTATTGGTTAGGAGGTGCTGCTATTGGTGGTACTGCAGCTTTCTTGATGAGAGATGTCATAGGTAAAGGATATAGAAGATTTACTTCTAGATTTAGAAAACCATTAGAAGATCCAATAAGTAATAATGCTTTCATGAGCAACGCACAAGCATTTGCAAGAACAGAAGATAACATTTTAATAAGACAAGCGTATTCACAGTGGCTAAGAGGATTACCAGAAAATAGAATTCAAAATACTCAAACATCGATTGCTAACAATATGCTTGAGTTTAATACAACAATTAGAAACAACCCAGATAGATTGAACAGACTTATCGATGAAGACATGGCTGATATAAATTATACAGCAAGTAGAATAGATAATGACATTAATATTAAATTACAAAAAGAATTATTAAATAAAGAAAAACAAAAAGCTGAATTAATCATAAGACAAAAAAATCTACCTGATAAAACGACTGAGATATTAAACTATGGTGAAACAGCAACTCCAAAAAGAACTGGTCTAGCAAAAAATGTAAGTGAGTTTCAGGGATCAAGAGCCTTTGATGTATTAGCTAAAGAAAACTTTAAAGGAATGAACACTAAACAAATACAAGCAAGAATAATAAATTTAATTAGAACAGGTAAAATTCCAAAAGAAGAAATATTTGATGCCGGTATATTAAAGTTAGATGAAAACTTTAAACCAATTGGGGGTGCGTTGGGTAGTAAAGATTTACAGGATCTCAAGGGCACTGTAGATAAACAAGTTTTATTGAAGATGTTAAAAAATGCACCTTCACAAAGATTGTCTATAAACACATATGGCACAGTTCAAAAAGACGCTGACTTCTTTGATCTATATGCTTCAACAGATATTATTGGTGCAAACATCAAAGGTAACATAGATGAGTTAATTTTTAAAACAACTAATACAGCTGATAGAAGAACTTTAAGAAATGTTAGAAATACATTAGATGATTTAATGTATCAATCAGGTAGAATTGCTGAAGGCGGTAATGTTGTCAATTTTGCATCCGATCGAGTCATACAACAGCTACAAGACATTATACCAGAACTAGATGTTGCAACTCAACAAATGATGAGAGCTTATGTAGGCAATATAGAAAAAATAAAACCCTATACAACAAAATTAAGTTCAAAATTTGATCAGAGAGAAGGTTATCCAATGCACCAATCTACAAGCACAGCAGGTGGTGCAGATTACAGAGAAAAAGTAATTTACTTAGATGAGCCAATACCACTTAATAAAGGTAAGGGTGTTGCATCTTTTACTTCACACTTTAAAGAGGGAAATCCGATAGTGCATGTAAGATACAAAACAAGATATACAAAAGATGGTGATCCAGTGTTTTCTATTGAAGAAATACAATCAGATACACTACAACCATTTTATGATTCAGGTGGTAAAATAAAAAGAGAAGCTATGAACAATCCTTACGACAAAGGTTTGCTTGAAGGTGTTATAAGAAAAAAAATGAGAGATTTAATTGATGAACAAAGACCTTTGATTGAATTATCAAAAAAACAACCGTTAAGTAATTCTCAAAAAAAACTTCTACAAAAACTTCAGGACGAGCAAAGTTTATTAAAAAAATATTTTGTAAAATCTGAAGCTATGGATGAAGCTGCGCTCCAGAAAATAGGTAAAATTATTAAAGATGAAGTTAAGGAAGATTATTATCCTTACATGAGAAGTTATTACAAACTTGCATTGAGATCACTAATTGATGAAGCTGTAAGAGATGGAAGAAGAGGAATAACAATTGTACCAGTCGGTAAAGGCACTCACCACTCAAAAGATAAAGGGCACTACCTTTACTATGGGGACAACAAAGGTTCAAAAATTCAGGCTTTAGAATTCACAGCACTACCTCCTGCTGGTAAAATAAAAAGAACATCTGCTGAAGCAATCTATCCTGCAACGCTCAGACAAATAGCAAAAGAGATTGAAAAAGACTATGGAATAAAATTAAATCTGAAAACTCAAAAGATTTATAATACATCAGATGCCTCGCCTTATGTAATTAAACGTGAAGGAAGTGATAGTATTGTAGCAGCGTTTAAAAATAAAAAAAATAGAGATTACATGCTAGAAAAATATAATACTAGAGGCTCTGCTAGTTTTGTAGCTGATGATTTAACAATAGACCCTAGCAAAAGAACTGAGGTATTTACTGGGTTTACATTAGAGATTCCTGATAATGCAGCTAAAATTTTATCTAAGAAAAAACTTAGATCTTACGTATCGGGTGGATTAGTTGCAATCGAGCCAAAAAGAGAGTATTTTGCACCATTGTTTTAATTATGAAGAATTTAGCTAAATTATTTTTGCAATCTAAGCAGCAATCTGGAAAAACAAAACCAAGAGAATCTGCTACCACCGCACGTAAAGTCGGTCAGATGAGAAATACAGTGAGGCAAATGACTGGTTACAAAAAAGGAGGAACCATGGAGAATCCAAAGAAACAAGATAGACGTGTGGGAAAGTATGAATCAAAGAAAAACACCGCACAGCAAAGAGGTAGAGATAAAGTCAAAGGAGTACGAAAAAGAATTACTGAAATATTAGAAATGACAAAAGGTGCAGGTAAAGAATTAATTGGAAAACAAAAAGGCGGTGTAGCACGAACTAGTAAAGGAGCTCGACAAGGTTTACGTGACCTTATGGCTAAAAGACGAAGAAGTTTACGTGACCTTATGGCTAAAAGACGAAGAACAAAAATGTCTCCTATGCAAATGGACAGAAAAAGAGAAGGTTACAGAGCAAAAGTAGAAAAAGGTGGAGGCAAAGTTATGTTTGCAGATGAAATGGGTAGATTAAAAGGTGAAAGTAAAAAATCACAAAAATCTAGAATCAAAAAGGGTTTAAAATTAAAAGCTGGTGGACTTGCAATGAGAGGTTACGGCATAGCTAAGAGAGGACATTAATGTCAAGAGAAGATTTAGTAGAAGTTCAAGAACAAGAGGATCTTGAAATAGAGGGTCCTGGTGATCAAGTTCTAAACGAGAACATAGATGTGATTGAAGACGAAGAGGGTAACACTCTTATGGGTGATCCAGCTCCAGAAACTCCAGAAGAAAACTTCTATGCAAATCTAGCAGAGTTCTTAGATGAGGCAGAATTAAAATCTTTAGCTTCAAAATTATTAGCAGATTTTAAAGACGACTCACTTGCTAGAAAATCATACATTGAAACATATACAAAAGGTTTAGATCTTCTTGGATTTAAATACATGGAAGTTACAAGACCTTTTATTGGTGCATCTGGCGTTACACATCCATTACTTGCAGAAGCAGCTACACAATTTCAAGCACAAGCGTTTAAAGAATTATTGCCTTCTGATGGACCGGTCCGTTGTCAGGTAGTGGGTAAAGAAACTGCTGATACAATCAAACAAGCAAATAGAGTCAAAGACTACATGAACTATCAGATAACAGATGTCATGGAAGAGTATACACCTGAGATGGATCAGATGTTATTTTTTTTACCATTAGCTGGTTCTACATTTAAAAAAGTATTTTATGATCCAGCACTACAAAGATGTAAAGCTACATTTATTCACGCAGAAGATTTAGTGGTACCGTACAATGCATCAGACTTATATGAAGCTGAAAGAATATCAGAAGTACAAAGAGTTACAAAAAATCAAATTAAAAAAAGACAAGCATCTGGTTTCTATAGAGATGTAGAATTACCGGAACCATTTTTTAAAGAAGACAGAGCACAACAAAAGTACGATGAGCTTGAGGGTGTGAAACCACAAAAGTATCAAGACATATATAACTTTGTTGAGATGCATGTTGATCTAGATCTTCCAGGATATGAAAGTGAAAACGGAATAAAAATTCCTTATATTGTAACTATCGATCAAGATAGTATGACAATACTTTCTATCTACAGAAATTACAAAGAAGATGATCCAGCAAAAAAAAGAATACCTTATTTTGTTCATTATAAGTTTTTACCAGGTTTAGGTTTCTATGGCTTTGGTTTAATTCACATGATTGGTGGATTATCAAAAGCTGCTACAGGGGCTTTAAGACAATTATTAGACGCTGGTACACTAGCTAATCTACCAGCAGGATTTAAATCAAGAGGAATTAGAGTCAGAGATGATGCGGAACCGTTACAACCTGGAGAGTTTAGAGATATAGATGCTCCAGGTGGTAACATTAGAGATCAGTTTCAATTACTACCCTTCAAAGAGCCAAGTCAGACATTG